TGCCAGTTTAGGACCTATACCAAGGTTTCAACCAACAAAGAAAATTTTGAAATGCTCCCCGAATCTTAAAAACCCATAACCTTAATTATTTGTTGATTACATAAGAAAAGAAAATTAAAACCCTCTAAATTGTTTAACTACTTGCGTATTGTGGCATGTCCCACCTTATTTTACGCCATCATACCCATTAAAGAAGATTCCAGTCTGTTGTTGTGTACTGTAAAGCCTCTTAATCAAAGCAGGGCGCATGTGTGCGAGAATGAAGTCATCCCCGACAGCTTCATATATCTGTAAGGACCCATCAAATAGGTCCTCAGATTCTGCTACAAGAGTCAGCCCAAAGTCAATTGAGATGAAACCCGGTGAAACCGGGACTCCTGCAACAGATTCCACGGTTAAGTCAGACATAGATTCGTCGGATGTGGCTAGCATATTAAAGTGCGTGGTGAAAGGCACTTGCACATCTATTTGAAAAGTATTGTTTGGAAGGGCCATCACGTGTTCTTGAGGATAGTGAGTAAAGCCCCTAGTGTTATCCCCTACATCAGCACTAGGCCAGAAGCCTGAGCTAACAAAACTTTCCAATGAAAATTTCTGTGTTGGGGGAACGGGGAAAAATGCCACCCTTGGCATTCCTCCTTGGAATTGTCCGTTGTATCTTAAAACAAAACGGTACTTCATGTGCCCTGCCCAGGCAGCATAAAGCTTTGCGAGTTCGTGTCTTGGCTTAACCAAGAATGAGATGGCTGCGCGTGGTTCGGTTGTAAATTTCAATGCTGACCCAGTAATTGGATCAGGCACGGCGTTAATCATTCGGGCAAAATGGTACTGCAGTTGTTTTGCTGAAGTCGGTTTCGTAGGGTACCATCCTTCTGTTGTAAGAAGCATGATACTAGTAAAACGTCTCATAACATCCAGGACGGTCTTTGGTGTGTATTCAAATTTTTCACCCAAAGTCAATTCCATAGGGACTGGATTGTCCCCTGGAATTTCCTGTGCTGTTATTGCGACGGGTTCCGAAGACTCCTGGTCAACAACAGATACAGTATCATTTTGAGCGTGAAACTCAGGCAAATCGTCGTTTTCAGTCAAGGTCGTCATGTTCACAGTCTCTGGTAACGGAACGTCTGGTACACTGATTAAATATTGATGACTTTTGGGTTCATAGACACGAAATCCATTAATCCGCAAGTATATCAACATTTCCACTTCTGTAGGAACTGTGTCATTAGCTCTCAATTGATTGAGAACTGACACATTTACTACACCCATTGAATAATCCTGTGAAGGATTGGGTACATCAGATGGTATGTGGTAATCAAGTGTTCTCAGCCATTCCGTGCCAGCAGTCCAAGGTATAACCAAGGACCCTGTGCACATTTCGTCAGAAAAATCAAGAATCCTGCTAATGTAAACATTACGATCCAGTGCAGATGTGGCTGGAGTGCCATACCCTACTGTAACCATAAGTTTACCAGCATGAAATTTTGTTTTCACAATCTCAATCTCCATTTCAACTGACTCACACTTCCACAAAGTAAAAGAATTCATTATTAACCACTGAGGCGACAATGTCGTAGCAGGGGTTACTCGACTCCAAGGGGGCAAATGCATAGTAGAATCCAAATTAAAAGACCACAAAACAGTTCCTGGGGTTTGGGTTGTATTCCAAAAAATGGTGTTATCTCCAATAGCAAACACCTGCAAAGTTTTAAGCTTCAATATTTCTTCAAAACTCAGTTCCTTGTTATTAAACTTAGACTGAGTCTGTCGATGCATTTCCTGGGGGTGTAGTTGTAAAGCATGAGTTGGTGCCACCCCTATAGCTCTGGAAATTGATGGTAATTGTCCATAGGTAGGCACAGCTCCTCCAACAAGTGGAGGATTATGCATGGGAATTGCAGCAGAAACATCTTGGGTTAAACTTTGAGTGGGGGCATTATCTGGTTTGAACTGCCCCTGGTATGGAACACTTCCCGCAACATCAGAAATCACAACATTGTTTACATTATTAATAGTTGACGAATTGGCTCCTTCAGCCACAAACTTTAATCCAGTCACCAAAGACTGGGCATACTTAATTCTTAATTCTCTCATATTATTAGTTCGCGACAACAAAACTGTTCTAGTTGGTTCAAATCTCCTTCCCGTCACTATATCGGTTTTCCCCACCTCTGGAATGGGGCGTGGAATAGCAAATCTAGCATTAGGAAATCTCGTTCTCAAGGTTACAATAGCAGTATCAGAATCTCCAATAGTTCTCAAAGTACTCACAACAGTCATACAAATAGATCCCATATAGTCAACAAATTTATCTCCAAAAGTAAAAGTATTAATAGCTGAACGAAAACATTTATAATTAATTTTCAAAACTTGGGTAGAACTTTTATTAGGTTCAAGGGTTACATGGTTCATTTGAAACAATTGACTCAATGGTGGTTGAAAAGTGGAAGCCATTCCCATTGTATTTTCATACGCAGAAAGTGGGGCCTCCCAAACAATTAATTTTCCTTGTAATGATGGTTGTCCAGTAATTTCAAAAATCATTTCAACATCGGTGGTCATAAAAATATAACGAGCGAACGCCATATTTTGTAAATTATCAACATTTCCCAGTCCTAAGATGTCCTGGGGAACAAACAATCTCAAAATGCTATCTCCTCTTTGGTCTGAAGTAGTCCATTCAACTTCTCCTCGGTACATTTCACTCTCCAATCCGTATTCAATCCCTTCTGGCTGCGCATTCACTGCTTTATTTGCGAGAGCATTAAAAGCTAAAGGCAGCGGCTTAGACATAGCAATTTCTTGCGTAGTTGCTGTAACTAATCCAGGATCGTTTTGGGCGTGGAACAGAAAGCTCACCTGTGGAGCTGCTGCTTGAGTGGTAAAACCGTGGAAGAAATCTCCTGAAGTTCTGCTGGCGACAATTTTGGCTAATGAGACCGGATTGCGCCGAACTATAGAAAACTCCAAACCTTGTTCTTCAATCGCTTTCTTAATTTCGTCGTAAAGCTGGTAGTAAAAAGCCGAGCCCCAAACACTTGCGTATTCAAGAACAGATTCAATAGTAGGTTGGTCGTATTCAAATCCTTTTTTACACCATTGCAGAGTCTGAAAGATTGTACTTTTCTTGGAAGCACCGCACCATAGTCCATCTATGATAACGGGGTGAGCTCCCAAGTAAGTAATCTCCGAAAATTTCTTGGCATAGTCCTCTAGTTCAGCTCCCTTTATGGAGGAAGTGTACTGTTGGTCAAGATGTTTAGCAAAAAGATCGCCTAATACCTTGGGTGTCCAATTAACTTTCGGTGTCACTGCAATGATATGATCGTCGCCAAGTGCGCACATTCTTACATTGTCTTCGAAGCGTAGTCCCGGATGTGTCTTAGAGAAGAGGTACCGTACATAGCCTTCGTTAACAAGGCAGTTTAGGATTGTAGTCCAAAAACAGCCAGAAGCCTGATTACACTTAGTCCAATAATGAAATTGAGAAACCTGCATAGGAGTCTTAGTTTCATGATCAACCATAAAAGAATGTTGAGTCTTACTCACTCCATATTCTGAAGCGATACTACCAATAACGTTGTAAGCATGTTCTTGAAATTGTGGAATCATACGATAATCCCACTCACAAATGTCACCGTCAATAAATTTAATGTCACGAGAATTCATGTCAGTAAGTTGGTCAAACAAGCGGTTCATAGAATGAGAATATTGATTAATCCCAATAGATGCAACAATTCCTGGGGAATTCTGCATAGCAATAATAAAAGGTCCATACAACATACGAAAAGCAACAAGACAAATTAAATCATTAGAGTAAATCATTCTAGTCCTTACATCCTGAATTTTAGAAGGGCTCACAAGTTCATCTTTCAAATATCCAATAAAAACATGATCAATTGTGGAGGGGTCTCCACTGTAATTCGACATTTCCTTAATCTTATTTTCAACAAGTTTCTCAAACTCAGGGTCGTAGTGAAAATTTCCTTCATCATCAAACCAAATAAACTCCTGTTTTCCTTTGGCTTTCGTAGTTTTAAAAAGTGGGTATCCCGCACTGGTCTTCATCTTAAGGCTTGATAACAAGCCTGGTATTCCTTCACATGCTTGACGGAAGGTCAGCATACTACGATGGGGAAATTTCAATCTAGAACGTAATTCTAGCTCCAAGTCATCAAACACTTCTCTCACAAGTTCTTCGTCAACCTTTATCGGAGGTCTATTCAATGTACGAAACATTGAAAGCAGTGCAGGGTCGCGCCCTGCAGACCTCGGATCATCACGGGACAAAATAGCCGGTTCTTTCTCACTCTTAACTGATAAGCGTCCATGTAAAACTGTTTTAGTAATTTTGGTCTTCGTTGGGGTATGAACCATCTGATCTTTTGAGATTATTTCAATGGCATTAAGATTTCCAAAAATAAATTTCTGAATCTCTTTTCTGGGCATCCTTAAATCGTTCGCGGAAGTACTCATTGCGAGCACAGTATCTGTTGCCAGATGATCGTTTGCGACCTGTAAACGCCAATACCATTCAGGGAAGTATATTTCACCTTCCTTTGCATCCGCCTTTCTAATAACACCTTTAGGTAAACCATCAGGTGCTAATTCCCAAGGGGTAGTTCCGGCTGGGTGTGGAACTTTTCGTGCAGGATCAATGTAGTCATCCCAATCACCTTGAGCCATCAGCTGTTCTTCAGTAAGCTCTGGTAAAACTCCTTCATTGAGAACGGCAAAAGCCGCTTCCAAATCCTCCCTGTTCAAAGTCACGGCTAAGCCTTGTGACTGAGAACTCTTGTGCTGTGTACCAGCTACATGCATTCCGATGATCTTTCCAGACAGAGGTCCAGATGATGCAACCAACACAGATCCACAATCTCCATTTTCGGTGCTGATGGCGTACCTCCAGCAATCTCTAACAGTGATGGGTCCTGAGCTGTGTCCATACTGTATCTCTGCCCTGCGAATGGCAGTACTGTACTTCTTTCCTTTCTTCGTATTCATTACAAATGGAACTGGGCTTTTTCCGAGCTGGATCATACCAAGTTCTGCTGACAAAATAAATTTCTTCAAATTATTAGGAAAAGGACTCAACTTACGATCTTCAAAATTAAAAATAAACAAATCACTATCAACATCACTCACAGATAAATCAATAATAAATTTAGTAGTATAAGCTTTTCCGTCTCTATACAATGTCATTTCAATGTCCTGTTCCTCTTCAAGCTGTCTTCTCACACCATGGAAGAAAGTTAATAGGGTTTTACCCCCAAGTGGATATGCCTGGATTGGCAACCCACCAAAAACTACCTCGATGGATTCAACTTCTTTAGATTCAGCATGAAACTTCCATGATTTAAAATCTTTTCCTTTCTTGAAGCTTCTTTTCCCTCTTTCTTCAGTATAGCTCTCTCTATCACTTCCATCCGATTCAGCGCCAAAAGTTAGCGTTTCTTCTTCTTCTCCTGACATAGTATTATTCACAACAGTTGTTAATGCAGTAAGTAAACCAAAAAGAGAGCCAGTGATAACTCCCATTTTCCAAGAAATTTCAGGGTCAAACGATGGGTGCAATCTTCTCAAACCAGAACATATTGTATACAAAACATCAGGTCCTACTCCTTGAATAGTTCCCATAATAATTTCAAAATAAGCATCAGTAACATTTCCATCCTCATCGAATTTAATAAGTTTCAAATCTTCATCCTCTAAGTCAATATTTCCAAGACTCAAATCTGCAATGTTCATCTCCACAACTGGATTGCTGTTTTTATGAGCAGAACAAAACTTGGGTCCCGCTGGAAGGCCTGAACCTCCCACTTGGCGATGGCAATCTCTGTACCAGCATTTGTAGCGAGCTACAGCCTGGGTCATACTCCCATCAGAATCAGAAACAGTATTACAAGATGCATATTCAGGTTCACTCTCTCCATGGTATTCACAATATTGAGGTTCGTGTTTGGTTACCTCGTGGCGATGGGTTATTCTAATTACACAATCAGCATGAGCACATTTATGGGCATGAATTACATTATGTTTTCCTTCGTGATTAGCAATGGCATACGTTTTAATTTTCTTATCATAAGCAGTGTACAAAATCTCACCATCATCAAACTTAATTTCAATATTACAAGGATTAACTTTATTACACTTAGTACAAGTAAAATCATTTATTCTATTCTTGTGCACTCTCATCAAACCACAACACAAATGTATGTGGGGTCCTTCGGGCTTTATCTCACCAGTCTCAGTCTTTCTTTCGTATTCCCAAGGTGCTTCCGCCTTAGCTTCAGGTTCTTCATGAACAGGGAAACCCATGATACTCATAAGAGCATCTTTTATGGATAATACCTTTCCAGGAAGTCCGTAGCTTTGCCGGAGTGCTTCGTTTATCAACGCCTCAGGATCGATCTTCTCGGCCATTCCTCCTCCCATCGCTTCAGCCACTGCTTCGCATGCTTCATTATGGGCATCGTACCGGTTCTTTAGTTCATGAATCAAATCTCCGTAAGTCAACCATGGATTCATATTTATATAGCCTCTTTGGCTCATAGAAGGGTGAATCCTAAACTTGGCCCAAACTATTTCTGAGAGTTCTTCTCTCGAGTAACGGCTTATGTCAAGTTTGTTTTGTTCTCCACGGAATTGATTAGAAGGTGACATTTCAATGACGACGTGTCTCCTCCTATTTAATGCAGCCGGTGGTATTCCTTCAGCGTGAAAGTATGGGTCATTATTCATAGTCCAAATTACAGATGGTGCGATCACAGTTCCTTTTATTCCAACAGTCGGGTTATCTACTGAAGCCATTTGGGGCTGAAACTGCCCTGTCGAAACTAACGTCAAGTATTCCTTTCCAATTCTCAGTTTGTCAGCGGCATCTCCCACCATGAACTCGTCCATTACTATCATGTTGGGGTCTGCGCATCCATCCCAATAATCGGAGTTAACATTTCTCGTATAAATCGATTCGGGGTAAATTTCAAAAGCAGTAGTTGCAAGTTTTTCAGTTACTAATGTTTTTCCTATTCCAGGTGGTCCAAAAAAATGTACAGAAAAAGGGTGCTTTCTAGTTGTTGGGGTATTCTTATATTGTGTTAAAGTAGCGGCAATTGCACCCAATCTTACAAAGGGTCCAAGCATTATTGATCTAAGCGACATTTCTTTCACAGCATGCATAATTTTAGTTCCTTCAAGCAACAAGTTTTTAATACGATCAAAAAAAGATTCACTCCTCAGTACACAAGGTACTTTAGAGACTTGTAAAACAGCATTAGCCATAGAACACCAGCTCTGAACTTCATACTTAGCAATGGAAGACTTACTCCCCCACTGGTAAATTATAGCTGTTTTCAAAGCCGTTGGTAAAAGGGCAAACAAATGTCCAGACAATGTATATAATGCAGTTCCACCAGCCATTACGGTTGTGATGTAAATGCAAGCAGTTTTCAGTTTTTGCGCGTTAGTAGCGTTCAGTCCAAAGAGAGATCCAGCAGTCCTCGTTACGATTTCTACAGGATCATTACTTTGAGCTTCAAACGATTGTCCAGGTTGGTAATAGCTAGCAGCCAGTTTAAAAGCGCCAACTACGAGATTCTCAGTCAAAACATGCGCTAAAGTCATAATTACTATGCTAAAGAGCATTACACCAATGGCAAGCTTACCTTTCCATGCGGGGTCTCTCAATCCTCTCACTACATCTTCAGCAACACCAGTCAACATGTTAACAATTAATTTAGTAATAAAGTCCTTTATCTTACCTAAAAAACTCGTTACCGGTCCAGAAACAAATCCAAAAACGTTCTTAAGTCCTTTCCATAATTTATCAAGAGCAGCTTTCACTACTTCATATATAGAATTTGCGGTACCCTTTACGGATGACCACAATTTCTTTAATGAAGCAAAGAAACCTTTGTTCTCATCATCTCCTTGTGCAGTAAATTCCAAAAGTTTTTCCTTATATCCGTAGTCAGTGTGTAGTCCTAGAGTGTTTCTAACATAATATAAATCATGCCAGAAGCGATCTCCTGAAAAGTCGTCAATAAATTCATCATTCATGGTCAAAAAGAATAGACTGTAAAAATTGTTCTTAACATCCTTGATTATTTCCTCAGGACTAAAAGGTTCAAAAAATTGGCCCAACAGATTACTCTGTGGGTCGTCTCTCTCACCAATCAGCCTCAAGGCAATCCTCAAAGATGCGGCTCGTCCTTTAAAATACATCCTTGCATTACGCAAAAATGCCTCGTTATTACAGACTCTCTCCTTAGTCAAGATGTGAAATGCTTCCCGGGTAATGACCGAAGGGCATCTTACATGTCCTTCATCCATACACCTGTTGGAACAGAGTTGGGTATCTACGTTTTTAGGGGTCCTATCCCTTACGGCATCAGATCCCTTACCCAACTCATCATCATCAAAAAGATTATTCCACCTTGCGGCTCTCTTCCACAGCCAATGCGAACTACTTACTAGTCGCAATCTGCTCAAAAATCCTTCCTGATCGATGTGGATCATCTTTCCTTCGTATTCCCGACATAAATCACCAAGGGGACTTGGCATACCTATACGGGTACGGTTTTCAACTTCATGTTGAATAGAGTAGGGGTTGTAGGTCGCGTCGTAGCACTTACGCCCGTTGCTCACAGAGTTTCCGTTGCTCTGCGAGGCCGTAGCGATGTCATGACAGCCCGTGACCATCCCTTCCTCTCTTTGGAGGTTTCCCTCCTGTCCTTCGATTTTCTTTTCATCTCCGGTTGTGTTCATTTTATGTTTTAACGTATC